GCTGGGCAGCTTCACAGCGGCCATCGCCACGGCCGATGAAATAGGCCACAATCAGCAAAATCAGAAGGCATACCATCCAGATAAAGTCCATACGTCATTTCCTCCATCCTTCAATTCGTTCCCAGGTCTTCTGGTCAAGGTCACGGAAGGTGCGTTCTTCCAGCCATACGCAAAAGAGAAGACCAAGTTCAAAACCCAACATAATCAGTAACGCCGCAATGATGATGTCTTTAACCATTTCCATTTTGTACATCCTTTCCGAACATGTCCGTCTGCGTGAATGCTCCGCAGCACCTGTACGGATACAGCTTGCAGTCATACGTCTTGCACTGCTTCACCATCTGCTTGCTGCCGCCGCAGCAGTCACGGCATTTGGCACGGATAACACGCAGCAGGTCTTCTGCGTCTACGCTTCGCAGCAGGATAGGCGCTCCTGCTCTCCGGCGCACTTGCTTCTTTCTCATGCAAAGCTTCCTTTCCATCGTTCACCTGCATCCAGGTGGCCAGCAGGGCACCTGCAATCACGCTGATGATGATCCCCGCCGCCATGATCCATGCCAGCCCGGTCAGAAAAATGTTGATGATGTTCATGTGCTTATCTCCTGCTGTTCTTGTTGTAGGTGAACGTGTCTTCCATGTAGATGATTTTGCCTTTCGCCGTGCAGATGCACACGCATCTGCCTGGGCGTTTATTGTCCGGTCTTTTCCGGACGGGTGGTTTCTTCTGTTCCTTCACGGCTGTTCACATCCTCTGCAAGCAGCTGTGCGCCGACCAGTTCAAGTCTGTCCACGCAGTCAACCAGGACAGCTTTTGCCGCTCCAGTGATCATGCTGCCTGGAAGCATCGTGATACCCTCCAGCCAGCCAATGACCCTGTATAAATCGCCAATTGCCTTTTCACGCTTCATATTTCGCACCCCTCACAAAGCTTCTGACCCGCTCTTCATTCACCAGCCTGTATGCGTCAATCGGATCGCTTGCCGCAAGGTCTGGATGTTTCGCTTGCACCAGCTGGCGTGTTCGCCGGATGGATTCTGACTTGGGGAAGCCCCATTCGTTCCTGTGCCTGTACAGCGTGTCCACCGTCATGCTGCCCAGGTCAATGCCCAGGCGCTTGGCGTATACTTTCAGCACTTCCAGTTCCAGAAAGCAGTCACTGTTCCGGCAGAACGGGGATTCCTCCAGAATTCGCTTCACAATCTCCTTCGTGGTCTTCAGGTTTTCCATCTGCTTCGCCTTCCTTTCCTGTGATCAGGCCGGAATAGGGGAGATCTTCAATCCATCGGCAGAACTCTCGCCATTCCGGCAGTCTGTGATTCTTTCTCTGCTGATAGATGGTCTTCAGCTGTCTGTAATTTGTGGTCATCCTGGCCGTCAGTCTGAATCCAGCCGGGATGTTGTAAAGCACATTCAGGTATTGTTTGGGTGTCGGGTTTCTGTTGTATTCCTCAACCATTCCCTTGAGGATGCTGACAATGTACGGATTGACGTACTCGTTGCACTGCTTGTTGATGTCAAATTTCGTGATTCGGTGCATCGTGCTTTGGCTTGACACGAAGTCCAGGAAATGATATCGCTGTGCTTCCACCCATGCCTTCATGGAGAAGGTCAGGTCAAACTGGACGATGATGCCAGTCAGGAACTGGTCATGCCCGGTTCCTGTGGGGCAGTGGGCAAGCTTTTTCACCCTATCCGTGATGTGCGGGGTGCAGCTCTCCGTGTTCACGGCCATCGGGTACTTGCTGGCCTTCACGCTGTCATCCAAGCCGTACACATGGCAATTGTCCACCACATGCATCAGATGTCACCTTCCTTCCTGTGAAGGCTCTTGTCTTCGCTGAAGCCTTCCGGGTATCGGGCCTCCAGCTTGTCAATGTTCATCTGGGCCACTTCACGGAGCGACCAGCCATAAGCCGTGCAGTATTCAGCGATGAACCACAGCAGGTCACCCAGTTCCTTCTTCAGGTGCACCATGTCAACGCAATGGCCCTGATAGCTTTTCTGATACAGGCTGTGGATTTCTCCGATTTCACCCACCATGCCATGAAGGGCATGATAGGCTTGCTGTTCCGGGTGCAGCGCTGGGTTCATCGTCCTGGCAGCGGCCAGCTGGTATTCACATAAGGTTTTAATAAAGCTCATTGGTGTCATACCTCCCTGATTCGGATGCCGTATTCTTTCAGCATCAATTTTCTTTTGATGATGTACTCTTTGGTACGGAAGCCCTTGGTGTCTTCCACAATCGTCTGGCCCGTCTTGTTGTCGATGTAGACGAAATCGGCCACATACTTCACAGCCCGTTCAATCACTTTGCCGTTCTTGTCACGTTGGCTGGGAATCAGCAGGAATTCCAGCTGACACTGAAGGTCACTGATGACCTTTCCACGCTCCAGCAGCCGCAGTTCTGCATATCGCTGGGCTTCCTTCTGGCTGTCGAAGGTCTTGCCGTCATAGGTGACCTTCTTGGCTCCGTATTTGCTCATTGTTTCACATCCTTGTTAGTTGATCCATTTCAGGCGGGTCTGTCCTGTGTATCCCTTTTCCCATATAACCCAGCAATAGGCCACGGCAGATCCGCTCCCTGTGAAAATGCCATTCTTCCCGCATTCCAGACGTGCAGAACTGACATATATGGTCTTTGGTGGATACTTTTTGAAAAGTTCCCGCCGTGCCTGACCTTCCAGAAACGTCAGTTTCACGAACATGGCCACTTTATAGCCCTTGTCAACGATGCTCAAAGCCTGTTCAACAAATTCCTTGGCGAATTTGTAAGGGGGGTTCGTGATAATACTGCCGTTCCATCTGTCCTGTTCAGCGTTCAGGAAATCAATGCCGCCCGTGCCATATCCACGGTCAATCAGGTCAGTGCTGCGCACTGTATAGCCGTGCGATTCCAGAACTTTGGATATGTGACCTTCGCCACATGCCGGTTCCCAAATCGGGCCTAAAAAATATTCGTTTTTCAGAAGAAGCTCAACGGCCTTCGGTTCGGTCGCATAGTAGTCATGTTCCTGTGCATCCTTGTTGCGCTGGTTGACTGCGTGGACGGCTTGGGAATTGCCTGTCCAGTCCTTTGATGCGGTATTCATGCATTCACGCCCTTTCTTTCCGCTGCTTCCTGTATCCGCTTTTCAGCAATCCCGAAATAAACAGGATCAAGTTCCATGCCGATGAACCGCCGCCCAGTGTTCACACAGGCCACGCCAGTGCTGCAGCTGCCCATGCAGTTGTCCAGCACCATGTCACCTTCGTTTGTGTAGGTCTTCACAAGATATTCCAGAAGGGCAACTGGCTTCTGTGTAGGGTGAAGCGCCGATTGTTGTTTGTCCGTCTTGAATTTCAGAACACTTCGTGGATAACGCTTGTCGCTGTCGTAACTTATCGCCTTGCATGCGCCGTAAGATTCACCCTTTTTGCAATTTCGCTTGTGCTGGGCAGTTGCCACCTTTCGTTCGCCTTTGCTCATTTGCGGATTATATACAGGCATTCTTTTATAGAAGAGACAAATATCCTCATGTGCCCTTAACGGCATACGCTTGGAATTCAGAAATCCGGTCGGGGACGATTTTTCCCATATCATGTTGTATCGCCACATTTTCTGATTGCTTTTCATCAATTCCGCAGTGAACATCCCGCTTCCAAATAGAACGATTGCCCCATCTGTCTTGATGATTCGCTTGTAATGCGGCCAAAGCTGGTCAAAGGGAATGATGCAATCCCATTTGTTTCGAGTGGTTCCATACGGCAGATCACATAGAATCATGTCGATGCTGCCATCAGGGATGTCCTTCATCAGTTCCAGGCAATCGCCCTGACGCAAGGTATAATCCATCATTCATCATCTCCATCATCAGCGCATCCGTCAGTTGCCTTCACCTTGAAGTTATCGTCCAGGCATCCCTTGCAGATCACGTCACCATTGATGACGTACCAGAAGCCTTCCGGCACTTCGTGGTCACAGTAATCACACACAGGCTTGCCGCTGCCTGTCATACACGTCCGGTCTGTCAATGCCATCCATCCTTTCTCCAGTTTCTTTGTCCACCCGGTGCAGGGTGATTTTCACGCCGTATTCCTCACCGTACTTGTCGGTCAGAATCTCGGAAAGTAACCGTGTGATCCGGTCAGCCAGTCCTGGCGGGTATTGAATCGCCATGTCATCACCCCTTCCTTGTTGTTGTCAGGCTTTGTTCTTTTCTGCCAGCCACGCCTTCAGGCGCTGGTCATTGGCCTTCTTGATGTCGGCCAGGAGCTTCAGTTTTTCTTTGATGGTCACTGCTGACCACTCCCTTCCTGATCTGCATATTTCCATATGTAACCGTGTGCGGTTTTCGTTTTGCCTATCAGGCAATTGCTAATTCCTGCGTTATATGCAACACCGCAGAACCGCTTTGCTTCGTTCACGCTTCCAAAGGTCTTGAAGAACTTTCCATCCTTCGTGAAGGCACTGACTGCCGTGGTGTTTCGTAGTCCTGTTCTGTAAGCATGGGATACATTTGCACTCCTTGAAATCCATTCCAGGTTCCAGGCTGCGTTGTTCTGCTTGCACCCATCTTTGTGATTGACTTCACATTTGTGGTCAGGCTTTTCCAGATATGCTTCAGCAACAAGCCTGTGAACATATCGCATGTGCGGCTTTCTGTCTTTCCAGAGAAGTACTGTGCAATAACCTGTTTTTCGGTTTATACATGGCCGTAATCTTTTCATTGCCGTGTTGTACACACCGCCATCATCAGAAACGAAGTACCTGCCATCAAATCCATGCGCTTCTTTAAGAATCACAATTCACCTCTAAATAACCCTTAAAGGGTCATGATGGGTAAAAATTTTAAGCTGTCCATTCGATGTCATCATAACTGCAACGGTACAGAGTGCAGATTGGCTCAACCATGTCCACACTTGGCTTTGTTACGCCGTTTTCCCAGCGGCTGACAGTCTTCTTCGTGACGTTCAGTTCATTGGCCACAGCTTCCTGGGTCATCTTCCTATGTACACGCATAGCTTCCAGTGATACACGCATCCATGCTTCCTCCTTTCTGTGACTCTTTAAGGGTTATCGTGGGTATTTGGTATGACTCTTAAAGAGTTTTCTGGGACTATATTACTACATCCAGTGATATTTTGCAACCCCTAAAGGAACATTTTTTTCGTTTTTTGTTGCTTTTGTGACCCTTTGGGCGTATAATGAGTACAGAGAAGGAGGTGAAAAACCTTGACTGGTTTAGGAAATAAGGAGATTCTTTCACGGAATTTGAAACGCTATATTGAGCGTTCTGGGAAGGATCGCCGGGAACTTGCAGAAATCTGGGGCTTCCCATACTCAACTGTAACAGGGTGGGTAAATGGTCAGAAGTATCCTAGAATTGACCGCATCGAAATCATGGCCGACTATTTCGGCATTCTTAAATCCGACTTAATAGAAGATAAGGGCCAAGAGGGCATAAAAAAAGAACCCGCCATGTATGACGGGTTATCGGAGAATCAGAGGAAACTTATTGATTTTGCGAGGACTGTTCCTGAAGATCGGGCTGAGATGATTCTGAAAGTAATTCAGTCAATCGTGGAAGCTGACTGACCACCTTGTCCACCTGCTCTGGTGTGAGGGTTAATATGTAAGATATCAGTTGGTCAACTGCACTCATCTTTCGATTCTCCTTTCGCCGGGGCAAACGTATGTTCTGAACTAATGTTCTGAAATCATTGTAAACTATGAATAATCTTGAAAGCAATGGAAAGTCTTTCCTTGCTGAAAACGCTTAAACTGTGAGGGTGCCGCAGCACCACCTGAACACCCCCACAGCCTGGAAGATAGGCCATTTCTGACCTGGTTATAGCCTATCATTTTCCAGATAGAATTTACAGCCTGAAATAAACGGAAATCACGGAAACATAATCGGGTTTATTTACCCCTTTTTTGAGGGGCAAACACTAATTCTATTTGAAAAATGGAGTATGTATGATGAAAAAGAATAAAGATTTTGCAAATAAGCCCTACAATAGGTGCCTTTCCTGCCCTCATAGAAAGGTTCGCTGCGATGGCCCCCGCACAGCTTGTTTGCCGCTTGACCGCTGGTGCGAATACATGCGTGACCTGAAGGAACTTAACGAATTGAGCAATCAGGATATCGCAGATGCGTCCGGCATTTCTGTC